TTAACTTATGCTGGATCTACAAGAGTAGGACAAATAGTTAATATAGATACAAGACAAGGTGGACAGACTTATCTGTTTACTTTATTAGTGAGGTTCTGATGGTTAAAGGTAGAGGTATTGAAAATATAAGTAAAGATCTTACTGGTAATCTAGAAAGAGATTTAAATATTTTAGTTAGAGGAATTTTAAGTGACTTATCCTCTAAAAGTAAAAGTATTAGTCCAATAGATACTGGATTTTTTATGTCAAGCTGGACAGCAGGTACACAAAGACCCAGACCAGATCAAGCAAGAGAAAATTTTACTCCGTGGAGTACTATTAGACCTACGGGAACTGGTAATCAAATGAATAAGGATGCGGTAGTAGAGCCTAGATTTATAGATCAAATAAATTATAATTTTAAACCTTTTTCAAAAGTATTTATTGGTAATAGAGCAGAATACGCAGCTAGGGCTTTAGCGTCTAATGAAAGTGATATTCCTCAATATGTTCAAGGAAAATTAAGAGAGCTAATACAAAAAACATTTACAGATAAAAAACCAAAATTAGCTGTTGGTACTTATGGCTCTGGAGTAAAATATCCATCAAGAAATGTTAGGAACTTGCAAGGATTTGGTTTATTTGGTGGTGCTGATGACGCATTTGTTGATTATATTAATCCATGACTTTAGTTAACACCAGAGCAGCTTTTGAAAAAGCAGTAACAGACGCAGTTGCAGCAGTAGACGCTACTGTTGAAATGGTTTACGACAATATGGTTTATAAAACTCCTGGTAAAACTAAAAAATATATTGTCATGTCTGT